ATGTGGGTAGGGGGTGCAATTTTTGCATACCCCCCGCCCTATTAAATTTACAGGTATTAGGCTGCTTTCTGTTCCACTTTCTTGTAGATATTCATAAAGTCAAGCGAAATGATTTCATCAATAGCTCTCTCTATCTCCGCATCATTCTCTTCATCAGTAAATTGATCCGAAGTATGAGCAATTCGTGCTAAATAAGCACAAGAATTATAGCCTTTTTCAACATCGAACAAAAACCATTTTTCAAACTCCTCGAAAGGGTCAAAAGGATTGTCGAAAGTTGTTAACATACAACTTCTTTTTTCTTTTGCGCTCAACATTTCACCTTCTTTACAAGTATTTAGAAACAGTAGAAGCCGAAACTCCTAAAGCTTTTGCAATCTCAGCATTTGTATAACCAGAAGCTCTCATCGATTTGGCTCTGCTTACTTTGCTTGGGCTCATAACAGACTGAGATCTCGGTGTTGCTCTTGCTCTCAACTGATCGATGTCTGTATGATCAAGTATCTGTTTGAGTAGATTGTCTGATATAGCACCTGCTTGAATTGCTTCCCATTCTTTATCAGTAATTTCAATATTATTACGATGAGCACCAACCTTTGTTCGAGCCCTTGTTAAAGCCTGTTGCCCTATCTTTTTAAGTTGCTTCTTATCATCTTTAAGCTCTGGATAGGCTTCTTTTTTAGCTTTAAGTTCAGCATTTGCTAATGCCTGGGCTTGTCTTTCAAGGGGGGTATTTTTGAGAGCGAGGTTAAGCTTTGCAGTAAGGGAGTCATACTCTTTACGATAGGTTTCTTTTGCACCGGCGTTATACTTAAGCTTTATAGTCCGCCCTTCTGAATCATACATACTCCTACGAGCTTCATTAGCCAAAGATTTTAGATTATTTGCATAGTTGGCGTATAATCTCTCAATAGGCTGGTCTGCTTCCGAAATAAGAGACCGTGCATCCTTACCTCTATTAAACGCCTCATCCATCTTGGTGCTTTGCTGAGTACGAACCTGACGTTTACCATTCTTATCAATATAATATTCTTCGACCTCTTTATAGGTAATTTTACCTGTTTTAGGGTCTACTCTGCCACTACCTTGACGCTTGAGAACAGTTTCGGGCGACTTAGCACGGGATATAATTGTAGAAACACCTTCATGATATCTGCCGTCTTCATCGTAATGGCCTTGATACTTTTTCTTAAGAGCTGCTATACCATTTTCCTGCTCACTTCTTTTATAATCGAGTTTATGTTTATTAGCATCGATTACAACCATAGAATGCTTTACAGCACGAGCAAGTTCATCATCGGTAGCACCTCGAATAGTCATATCAGTAATAAGGTTGGATATTTTACCCATTTCATTACCTACTTGACTCTTCTTAAGGTATTTCATACCGGGAGTTTCTGCATACTCTATTTTTGCATCGAAATTCTCAAGTCCACGAAGAGCAGGGCGAGAACTGATTTTAACTCTACCGTTAGTTGGAATAACCATAACAGTATCGCCATCAAAGTCTGCTCCTGATAATCTCTCAGCAACTTTACTATTAATTCCAATAGCATCAATAGGATTCTTGCCTAAAATGGCATTTCCTTCAGGATGTTTGTTATTAACGGTAAGGATAGGTATTTCAAACTGTCCAGCATGAGGATAACGAATAAGTGCTACTTTTTCGCCATCGTTATAATTAGGAGCATAAACCTCATTCTCTTTCATAGAAGTAAGAGGTAATATAACCTGATACTTCTGTCTTGGAAGAGCTGCTGCCTGAAGATGTACTGCATCAGAATCACATTGAAGAGCATACTTTTCAAGAAGAACTCTTTTAATGGTTGGATTATTAAGAGCTTTAATGTCATCAAGCTCCGCTTTTTTATCTGCAATGGTGAGATTAAGCTGCTTCTTAGCTAAAGCAACGGGCTGCTTAGCAAGAAACTGTGATGGAAGACGGTCTTTCCAAGTAGTCCAATCTCCTTCTTCACGAGTTTTATTAATCAAGCCAAGCTGCTTTTTGCCATTTTTATCAATATAATAATATTGTCCGCCTTTTTGAGCAGAATTAGGATTAGATGGATCGTTAATACCTTCTTTAATTAACGCACCGAAAGGATTATGAGGATCGTCGCTAATTGGTTTAAGAACATCCATTTTAGAAACATCACGAGTTTTATTCGTGTTAAATATAATGTCTGTTCCTTTTGGAAAATCTTTATCATTGCCATAGATTGCCATACCCTTGATATAATGGGTTCCATCAACAAGAATACGAACCTGAGCATAATGGGATTCGCCTAAATCGAGATCCTTAACACCTCGTCTAATTTCGATAACACCATCTTTATCAATACCGCCGTCTTCACGATATCTGATTTGAAGTCTATCTGAATCCATTGATTTTGGATAAACAAACTTTGGCTCAAGAGTAAGACCGCCGTCTCTGGAAATATAATTTTCAAGCGGACTAACTTCTCGAATTTCATCAAGATGGTTATATATGTATTGATGTTCTGTTCCCGGTTTGCAAATTACTCGCCAGGTGGTGAATTGTCCCGGATTATTAACTTGGGGCATTCTTCCGCCATAGACTTCATAACCCTCAAGTTTAAGCATCTCAACAGCTTTATCAAGACGCTCATTAGATATATTAAGACTGTATTCAACACCTTTACCGATATCGATAATTCCTTTAGAGTCAATTTCTCTTTTAAGAGTATTGGCAACACTATTAGTTTTGTCAATTCGTGCTTCAGTTCTATCGTTTAAAAGATTTCTTACAGATGAGTCGTTAGCATAACCCATTTTTTCAGCAATCTGATTAAGGCTATAACCTTCATCTCTAAGTTTTCTTGCCTCTGCTTTTAGAGCGGCAGTTCTTTCATCTTTGGCAATAGATTTTTGAACTCTTAATTGAGTTGTGGACATACCAAGTTCATCGGCAATCTCTTTTTCGCTTTTTCCTTCTTTGTGCATTGCTTCTACACGACTAAGAAAATCGCCGGTTCTTTGATATGGATGATCGCCAGAACCCCAAGGATATCTTCCAGAATGTCTCGGAGTTCCATAATGTTCTAAATAACTCATTATAATACTCCTCCAACAACTTTGTGTTGTTCTATAAGATTATCTTTTCTGACAATCTCGTTCATAACATCTCTCATTTCCTCGTTCGTTGGCTCATAGGCTCTTATCTCATCGAATTGATAAATACGAAGCTCGATTCTGATGTCTTCGGGTTTAATGTTATACTCCAAACAAAAAAGGGCAGCATATATAATAAGCTGCTCTATATGTGCTTTAGTAACAAGACCGGTTTTCAAATCGTGAATACGAAGCATATTCTTACGAAACGAAATGGCGTCAGCTGTACCATAGCAATTCTCAGAATAATATAATGGTTGTTCCGGAGTCATCTTAAAACCTATAGCATCATTGATATACATATTAAGAGTTCTTTGAACCCTAGGCAGTTTTTCACCGAGCAATATGCAGGTTTTTGCAAATTCGTGGTATATGGTTCCTTTTGCCTTTGCATTTTCCTTATCAACATATTCTATAAGTTTTTCATCATCGTAATTAAGCCAGTTGTATTTACTTGCCCCGAGGAGAGCGTGTTTTCCTTCGAGGTCTAAATGCTTGTTGAAGTTCATTAAGTACTTCCTCCTTATTTTCAGGATAAATAAATCTTGAAAAGGACATGTTGTCTGCCTTCTCGACATAATAGTCCTGATTTGGCTGATGTGCAGCCGTAGCTGATTTCTTGCATTCGAGTAACGCCCACTTATCTTTATACAAAACCGTAAGGTCTTGAATTCCTTGAAGATAGTCTGGGTCATTCTTTAATATAATACATCCCGGAAATAAGTTTTTAATTTCCTTGATTAAATTCGATTGGAAAATATTTTCACGCATGAAGCATTCTCCTCTCAAATATAATCAAAATACAAAAGAAAAAGATTTAGCAAAAATCGCCAAATTATTCTTCTTCCCTCATAAAAGGGGATGTTTTTCCTGCGAAGTAATAAAAAAGGACTTGTATAGCCTGTTTTCACGCAAAACTCGTAAAATGGCCAAAAGCCCACTTTTTTCGCTATATTATTTATAATAATTACATTTTTTACTCGCAATTAATTTAAAAAATAAGTGGGCAAATGGCCACAAATGCCCGAAACCGCCTCTATCACGGCGTTTCAGCGTGGACACTTTCAAAATAAAAGTGGGCAGAAAGTGGGCAAATGGCCAGTTTTACGTCAAAAATTTACGATTTTTTCGCAAAGATTTTTCATAAAAATGGCCAAAACCCAAACAAAAGTGGGCAAATGCCCGTTTTTACAGAACAAAAGTGGCCACAAAAATCAGTCAGTGTCCGTATCGTTTTTGTCAGAATCATCGTGATTTTTATTAGAATCACGACTTAAAACCTCTTTTATTCGATTGTATTTTGCACGCCTTTCTTCTTGATAAAACAGATTCTGTTTAAGAGTGTTTTCCCTATAATCAAGTGCACCGGCTCTTATTAATTCAGATATAGAAAGCCCAGAATATTCAGAAACATCTTTAAGGAACTTATGTTCTTCTGGTGTTATACGAAGTCTATACTGAACTTCACGAATCGGTTCGGATGACTTTGGCCTTCCTCGTTTACTCATTCAAGATTCTCCTCTCTTAAATAATTAGTCGCTTCGTATATCATCTTAATAACTTCTGCGTCAAAAAGACTATTATGCTTGTTGCCAGCAGGAAGTGAGCCACACAAGCCAACACACAGCGCTTCGCGATTAACATCAAAAGCAAACTTCATAATCTCAGCTGTGTGTCCATTAGAGCTAGTTATTACTTCTTTTAGATAATATCGACGCTTAATCTCTTTTGTTTTTGAAAAGTGAACTGTTTGCTCGTTACAAATAGGAAACAGCGTCTGTAAAGAAAGTTCGTTAGTATGATATATTGGGCCTCCTGGTTCTGCCGTCACTTCTTTCTCTGAAACCGTTATCATTCTTGCAATATCCTGACAAATATCATAGCAAACAGGATTTACACATTCCGGAATGTTAAACGCCCCACCAAATAAATCGCAGAACAAAAACATATCATAATGACAAACATCAGATATAAGCTGAATAGACTCACCGAAATGTTCAAGCCAATCAGATAAGGCGTGTTTAATATAATGCTCATTAGCTCTGATAAAGACACAATTATTATCAGATTCAACCTGAGACTTGAAGTTTTCATCAAAAGCTGTAGTATGTTTAATGACATTATCTTTTACCCGTTTGTCGATAGGTCTGCCAGACTTACTAGCGTAATCTGTGAATTCACCGTAAAACTTCTGTCCGTTCTGAGCTACAATACCGATACTTATCAGTTGAGCATCACGGTATAGACCGGTAAACTCCGTATCAAAAAATATAATCATTACTCTTTACTCCTTTTCTTTCTTGTTAATGTTTAATTTTTTATTAATATTAACAAAATCAGGTCCGTCTGATAAATCTACCGAGAGAACCCAAAGATTAGTTCCATTTTGTGTAGAATAGTACCAAGATTTAAGATTCTCGAAAGTAGGACTTACCGATAAACCGAACAATACAAGCAGCTTATTATATTTAGAATTTGAACAGTTTTCATTCCACTTCTTCCAGATTATATATCGTTGAGCGAATTTAGGAAGTGATGTGAACAAATCCCAATATTTTTCAGAAAGATTTTTATAAATATCAAGCGCTGTATTACTCAAATGAGCTTTCTCCTTATCTTTTGGACAATCGAAACATTGTAAATCAGCAGCTCCGAAATAACCATCGCAGTTCATATCCAGACCTCCGTATTCATAACATCTTTAATATGATTAACGAATCTTTCTGTACCATCATTGATGAAAGTATAGTCAAAATTAAAATTATCAAGAGCATGTTCGGATGGATGTGCCTGAGCTTCCTCAGATAAGCCGTTATCAAAGTTTGGCCTAAAGACCTTAATGCTGACTACTTCAAGGTTATACAACTTAAGATTGATTATCTCATTAGGAAATCTTGTATCGGGAATAATTACATAGTCCCATTCGTTCTCAAATAATTTAAGAACGGTGACCATATAATCAACCCAGAAGTTAGGTTTCTTTTTACGAACTACATCGGTGCCGACATACTGTAAAAGTCGTCTACCTTCTTCATCTTTCTCACCATTCCAGCCAAACATAATACGGCAAATGAATTTAAGTAAGTCCGCATAGTGAGTAATGAGAACCTTCTTCCCTTTAGCTTCAAGAATATCTTTAATGGCATTAGCAGTAAAGTCCTTACCGTGTCTTGCTTTGCCTGATATTGTTATGATTTTCATATTATGCTCCTTTTCTTATTTTAGTCATCTTCATATACAAAGATATTATTATCATAATGCTTCGGCGATAAATTATAAAAGTAACGCATATAATTTCTCAGCCTCCTCGCCAATGAGAGTCTTTTGAACTTCAACACCTATTTCACCATCATTGTTTTTGAATGTTTTATATACTACAGCAACGGATAAATCGGTGTTTGGCAATATTGGATGTCGTTCGAAAGTTACAAGTCGCTCACCAGATTGGTATCGTTTGTTAGTTACTCTCATCGAAGCATAGGTATATAAGTCTTCTCGATTAAAAAACTCAGCGCCACATTTATCACATTTTAAACCTATAGTTTTACACGGATCAATTGAAGAATATATTCTTCGCTTAATAGAAAGATCTGAGCAAACAACGCAAGGCTTTGTTAAATAACATTCTATCCAATCCATTAGTAATTCCTCCTACAGTACGGCATATTTTTTCTGAAAGTCGGAATATAATTGTACTTACGGCACAAATTCCTAACCAGATGGTATGTTGGATAACTGTATGGAAGAGGAGCATCGTTGATGATAGTTTTAACAGCATAGGATATACGGTCTACTATTTCACTAACGATTTTCTTTAACGCCTCGATAATAGCCCTTGTTGCAGCGATAAGCTTTTCAAGAGTTTCTCTATCTAGATTCATAAAGATTCTCCTTTCTTTTCAATGCCAACATAGACAGCGGTATTATAGTCAGAAACACCTTTCATTTCCATAGCATCTTTTTTCCAGCCTTTTGGCATCCTATCCATTGTCGTACCGTAATACTCATCATAGACTTTATTTTTATTCTGTTTATCAGACATTTTTAGCCTCCTTAAAACTTTCTATGAATGACCATTCCAGAGCCCATACAACATTACAATTAAGACATACTATCTCATCAGAAGTGGCTCTCCAATAGGGTTGCCCCATTTTACCCGGCGGATAATCGCCATAATGAACCGCTACAAGACCATCGCTCTTTTTACAATAAGGGCAATGCTTTTGCTCATTGATTAATTCAGTAGCTCTTTTATAAGTAAGCAATCCGACAGAAGGGTATATTGATTTAGACATGAGTTTCCACCTTTTTCCAACTTTGATGAATAGTATCCCATTCAGCAAAATATCCGTGAAGTTTCGAATAAGTTTGCTGTTTACTTAATGGTACTATTATAGAATTTTTCAATATCAGTTCCGCAGTAGATAAAGCCTCACAACCAGCGACCATATAATTACCGCCATCATTAGTGATAGCAACAATTTCAAAAAGTTCACGCCCTACTTGGCTTTTTGGATTTTCCGGTACATATGTTGTAGATGAAACAATTGTAAAAGACTCGATTTTATCTGTATTAATATACAATGTTTTGCTACATTCAAGAATCATTTTTATACCTCCGGATACCATATTTCAACATTATCAGATTCAAGGTCAACAAATTCAAAGTCAATCGTTTTCTTAGCATGTTTTGTGAACCATTTAAATCCTTTATCTTTCGAAACAATTAAAGAACCGTAAAAGTCTACCAACACCGAATGTTCAAGACTTGCAGGTTCTCCAGAATCGCCATGACGAATACAGTATATAAATTTATCTTGAGGAATAGTATTTTCGTCAATTCTATCATCAGAAAATAATCCTACAATTTCATCACCATCGATTGAAATAGCCATTTTTTCAAAAGAGGTTTCCTTATAATTAATTTTCTTCATTTTATACCTCCTCAAAGCGACTTAATGATGTCGCAGCCTTTTTGTATAACTCTGTTTTTTTGAAGGTATTCACAAAGCATTTTACAAATAGGTTCTTTAGTGCATTTATAAGAGGATATATAACAATTATTGTCTGCCTCATACAATCTCTCAACTTCGATTTCTGCATGAGGGCATTCATCCGGACAAAAATCCGGAGTATTAATACTGATTTTCATTACTCTTTACTCCTTTCGGTAAATATAATTAAACTATTTTTTCGAACTCATCCAGACCGCTTAAGCGAAGACCTTTCTTTGCTCCACGGAATTTAACAAATACATAACCGATGTCATCAACAAAGTCTACATAAGCAATTTTCTGGTTATAATGACTCATTGTTTCGTCATGCATATGAACAATTCGTACTTTAGTGCCGGGAGGGAAGAGCCTCTGCCGACGAGCGATAATATAACTATCAAACATATCAGGTTTTGCCTCCTCCCTCATTATTTTAGAAATGGCTTCATAAGCGGTTGGATCTGAGTAGCCTTCAGCATTTTTATGTGGATCTCTCCCTTTTACATATGACAACGCTACAGTCCTCCATTTGATGTTGGTGGTAATCCGATAGAATCTCTTACTTTTGCAATTTCGATATCATTTAAAACTCGTGAGAATTTAAGCATATTCTGAGTTGCTTCTTCCATCGTAATTCCTGTTGGTGGAATATAAAAGTCTCTTGTAGTATTGAGTCGCTCTATAATTTTAGAATTTTCCAACTCTCTACGAGCAACTTCCTTAGCCCAGTCACGGTCTGAGATCTCGTTTACGAAACAGTATTTCGAGAGAGTCATACCGTACTTATGGTAAAAGCGGATATCTTCGATTGCTAGGCGTCCGTAGTGAACCAAGAGAGCTATGGCGATTACTACAAGAACAAAAATAAGAACGACAAACCAAGTGCCGTCCTTATTCAACTCGAAGAATTCTATGAACTTTTGCATATTTTACCATCCTCTCTCCGCCTCTCTGAACGAGCCGAATACTTTTCCCCTTAATTCATCAAGGCGAACGTGTATTTTGCACATAGGAGCATCGTCCGGTACTAATGTGATATGGGAACGCTTATTTGCCATAGTAAGATGAATCGCGAATACTTTACAAGATATAATGTTTCCTCCACTATATTCCGCTGTTCTCATATAAACCGCATCTCCAAGATTATACGGAATAACAACATCACAATTATTATTTGGAAAACGAAATGTAACAGCCATCACTTAATCCTCCGAGCTTTACGGATAAGATATTCGAGTTTGGTTATTCTTTTCCATCCTTTTAATGGTCTTTCCTTAAAGTAATAACCAATGTCAAACTTAGAGCCATCTGGTTTAACCATATAAAGTAATGCCTTAGTGTCAAAATCGCCAAGTTTTGGATTAACAAGGAACTCTTCAGTATAAACCTTAAACGGTTTACTTGAGGGGGTGTATGGCATTTGGATTGGATATACGGTATCAATATAATCACTTATAATACCCGAACTATATCCAAGACCATTTTTGTCGACACCAATTTGCCTGTCAATATCTGTATATTTAACAATTCCATTTGGATATACATGCTTAAATAACGACGACATTCTAGAACTCTGATAACAAATATAATCGCTATCATCGTTGAATCCTCTTGGATGCCATTCTGCGTTTTCCTCTGTAATAGGTGTTAGCGGTCTTAAATCAATAAGATCATTAAGTATATGCTTCGTTAATTTGATGGAAAATCCACTATGCCCATCGTTACAAAGTGATGAAAGCGCATTTAAAGCTGATTCGCAGCATAAACGATTGTATTCATCGCATTCAGAATACTCATATAGTTTTTTGCACTCTTCTTTTGCCCAACGCATAAGGTTGTTTTCCTCCCTGTCTTTACAAGAAGCATTTTCTAAAATTGAACCAGCCCTATCATCGACATATATATCAGCAAATACTTTACGAGTATCACCTCTATATTTTTCGATATACTCAGGAAGATTCTCGTTTACTGCATCAAATTCAAGACCTCTTTTACGGCACCAAGCAACGGCGTTGTTGAGATAAATACCTTTACGGCAGGTCCAGAGAATAAGCTTATCTCCGTCAGCCTTTCTTTGCTTGAAATATTTAATCATATCCTCTTTCGGCTCCCCGATTTTAGGATATCTGTCTTCGCAAAGTACACCATCGAAATCTACGGCGATAACCTGCTGTAATCTGCATGGAGTAGCAACGATTTCCGAATTATTACATTGTTCTAACATAAGTTAAAAATCAACCTCCTCTATTTAAACTTATACCCATTTATTTCATAGCTTCTTAAACATTTCCAACTACAAACTAAACGATATCTTGGATCATCAAAACAGTTTGCAATGATTTTAATCTTGTACACCCAACTTTTCGAATCCGATACAAAAAATGTTGCACCGCAAATTGGACAAATATGATACTCGCCGGGCCATGGATTTTTATTTATATGAAATTTCTTTTTTTTTGATTTATTTTGCAGCATCTTAAGCACCTCTCTTGATGTAAACTCTGCTAACTGATTCATAAGAAGCAGCACCAAGTTCTTTCCAGAGAGATTCCCACAACTCCTTAAGTTCTTCCTCAGCAGTTTCTGCATTAAGGTCAAAAGAAGTCTGGTCATCGATAAGACGATTTTTATCAGCTGAAGTGAATCTTACAATACACTCTTTTTTGCCAGTATCGAAAGACTTTATCCAATCGCCGTCAATTTTTGCATTATGTATAGTGTCATCTATATGCATTAGTCATTCTCCTTTTTCTTTTGAGTCAGCAAAATCAACACCCAAATCCACAACTGCCATGAAAAGAGTCATGAAAGGAATATCTCTTTTGTGTGCAATCTTTTGTATGGATTTGACCAAAGATTTAACAGCTTCGTCATCGCCGTTCATTATTTCACTATATATCAACCCATATTTGAGTTGCTCTGCCATCGGCTGTAATAGCTTTAGAAATTTAAGAAAATTATCGTCATCCATAAATTTATACCTCCTATGCCGACGCTTTAAGCGGCGCATTATTTGTATGAACTTTGAACATATCTCCGGCAAATCTACTCTTATTGAAATTCTTTTTATTCTTCAGAGCACGACTGATAGCCAAATCAATCCCAGAGCGTGATTTCAAATGATAGTAATACAAATCTGTATATGGGGTGTTCATTCTATCAATCCTGCCTGAAGCTTGCTCAAGCATCTTATAAGAATAGTTTTGTGAGTAGAATATAATAGTATCTGTTTTGATACAGTTCCAGCCCTCGGCTCCGGCATTATACTGAACGAGATATACCCAGCTATCGCTATCTGGTATCTCTTGATGCTTATGACCATTCCATTCTGCTATTTCGACATTTTCTCCATAGTAAAGACCTTTTAAAAGCTCTAATTCATAGTCAAAATTGTAGAATATAATGACCTTTGGGTGTTTCTCAAAAAGCTCTAAAACGGCTTTCTGTCGGCTCTCATCGCTATTTACGACTTTTCTGAGAGAATAGCAGTACTCCGAAGCGTTTTCTATTGGCTTATTATCCCAGATATTCCATCTATTTCTCTGGATATCACGGTATTTTTCTACCGAATACTGAACAAACACATCTTCGTTATGAGGCACGGTGTGCTTTTCCATCTCGATATCTACGAGAATAGAATTTCGCAACCGTTCGAGTTTTCTCGTATTAAGATATCTATCAACCTTATAGAAAGTGGTTACTCTTTTCCATACAATATGTTCGTTTGAGAAATGGGTTTTGTTTCTGTAGAATCCGTTTGCTACAAAGACGGGAATATAATCCTGCCAAGTGTCTCCCGGAGTTGCCGATAGTAATATCCATTCGTTAGGGGAATTCCCGTACTTATCCTTCTTAGCGATTTTGTAAAATGCTTTTACCCAAGCACCCGAACCAACCAACCGCTGCTCATCAAATATAAAGAATGCATTTTTCACATCTTCGTACTTTTTGATGTTGTTCCACGAATCTACCACAACCTTATTGGTATATGGCTCAGCATCATCGTGTGTAGAAAGCAGGAACGGAACCATCTCTTTTTCCCATTCCAATGAATCTCTCTTTTTTGCAGTAGTTATGATATATAAGTCCTTAGGTTCGGTCATTTTTACATATCCGTCCGAATTGAGGATTCCACCATTACGAATATAATAGTAAGCCAGAGCTGTTCGTGATTTTCCTGAACCTACACCGCCGCATAGGATGCAACCGTTTTTCATGTTCCTCACGGCGGATTTTTGTTCTTCTCTTAACTCAATAAGCATTATAAAATGCCCCAAGTATCGATAGCAAGTTTTATAGCAGAATATATTGACTCGTCCGTAGGCAATTCATGCTCAGTAGGGCAAAATCCTATCCAATGAGTATAAACTTCAGAACCGTCGTTATAATAAAATTCACGAAGTGATTCAGCATTGCGAATTTTGTTAAATATATCCGCCCAATAATAAAAAGCAATATGGTCTTTATCAAAACGAAAAATCGCTTTTTCGCCACTTTCATTTAGACCTAATAGAAAGTTTTTAAGAGTATCATTTTGCAACTCTCTTTTGACATTATCAAAAAGATTTTTAACCACTACGCAAGAAGTTTTTGCATGATTATCAAATGGCTGAAAATATACAAACATGCATTCTCGTTTAGTTGTGTTGAAAAACAATCCAAAATTCTCTCGCATAATACAATCCATTTCTTACTCCTTTCAGTAAAAGACTATTCAGCGTTTTTATAATTAATTGGTTTTCTCGAATACTGCAAAGCAGGAGAACCCAAGCATTCGTCGCAAGGGTCCTCAGTGCTTTTTGTATCCATGTACTTGCAGGATTTGCAATATTTTTCAAATTCCACAATATGGATGTTGTCTTCCATTTTTAATCCTCCACGGGATATTCTTCTTCGGCATATCTATCAGCCCACTCGTCTTCCTCGATAGTAATATAAGCCGTCTTAAGATATGCGCTGATACCAGACTTACCATTAACTTCGTAAAAGTAACTGGTGATTGTCATATTCATATCGACAATGTCTGCCGAGTCAATTTCGCGAACGCTGTGTTCATCAAGAAGAACAGGTCTACGCTTCCCCTCAGTTACAAGATAAACCTTCGGGTCTTTATATCCTGTATACTTACACTTAACATTAATGAAGTTGATCGGGTCCTCATCTTCAAAAACTTTTGTTCTTACATTCCAGCCATCTTCTCGCATTCGCTGAGCAAGTTCGGGATCTTCGATAATAATGTTGAAATTTCTGTCTCCCTGCCTGTCATATCGGCTTCTTACCTCACCGGAAAAGTTCGGTCTGTACATAAATTTAGCGTTTTCGACGAGAAGTTTAAATCCGTCCTTATGCTCGCTATATGTGTATTTACTATTATTCATACTTAAGTCTCCTTATTTAGAATTAATAAAACTCGAAGTAGCAATCGTTTGATTAGCCGCATCTTCGAGTTTCTTGGTTTGCTTAATTAGTTTATCCATAGCGTCCGAAGCTCTCTCGACCGATTGAGCAGAAGTATCATAAATCTGCTCGATTTGATTAAGTGACTTAGCTTCAATACGCTTTTTCAGTTTAGATTTTAGAGCTACGGTGAATGTTACACCACCTGCTACAAAACCTGTTAAAAATATAATACCGGTATGAATCTTATCTTTGCCGATATTAATGTTAATGTCGTTTAAATGCATTCCATATTACCCTCCTTAAAATGGTAGAATTTCATTGTGCTCTTTTGAATACTGGTCGTCCGAAGCGAACCATTCAAAATCGCCATAACTAGAAATGGATTGTACAGCATCATCAACAAGAGCGTTATAATAAGAACGATCGATATCATCTTCTTTACCAAGCTCTTTGACTACTTCTGATTCTAACCAATAGTAATCTTTTGTGCCGGTAACAGCGTCATACTTGGTATTACCTTCCTTATCTTTACCCTCTCTAAGAAGTCGCTTACCACCTTTTTCTTTCGTAACAGGACAGAACAGTCCGACTCGTCCTACGAATTCCGGGTCGTCGTCATCGCTGTTTCTCAGATATATAGCGCTCTTTACCTGTTTGGTTTCACACATATCCTCAAACTCGATTGGCTCGTGAGAGAATAGTGTCTTATAAACATAAGGTATAGCGAACTGAGTACCGGTAGCTGTCCAGTCAAACGGATGCTTTTTGTTTTCTTTACAAACATCAGACGAAGCATCAACATAATCCTTGCCGTAAAGGTCATAACACTTCTCTAATGTTGCATATCGAGCAATATAAACAGCATCGTTTACAAGACACATTTTATCGTATGTAGCCTCATGCTCGAATGTATAGCCATACATCTTACCATAGTCCATTACGAACTGAATAATCTCTGGCGTTGCATCAGGAATCTTGATTGAGTCTGTTTTGATATGAGCAACCGTAAATCCTTTACGCTGAACCTCATACTTAAGATTAACCATAAATAAAGCTCCGCGTTTTGCAACGATGTTATCGATGTTTCTCTTATCTCTAAACGGATTATCGAATTTTGCCGATGTAAGACCGTATACAGAATTTATAACAATCTTTAAAGCGTAAGAAAGTGCATCGAGAAGACTTTCATCTTTAGTGTACTTTACAAGAATCCCGTTTAGCAAAGTTTTGAGTTTATCGAAATCCTTATGTTTAATTGCGATACGGGCGCTTTTCAACTCGGAGAATCGCTTGGTGTATTCTGGTCCAAATAATTCCTCAGCTTCTATGCTGCTTGGATGCATCGAGGCAATATCGAGCAAAGCAACATTACCATACATACCGGGTTCAGAATATACTTCTCCACCTTCGCCGGTTTCTTCGCCACGATAGGTTGATACGCCTCGTTCGTATTTATATCCCGGAAATATCGGTCTTCCGAGGTCGTCAAATACCGTGTATTCAGGGTCGGCGAAATCTTCTGGGAAGAAATCTAAATCCTTGGTGATTCGGAATGAATTAACACCATTCGACATATCACCAAGATCACGATAATTAAATTGGTCCTGCGGATGACGATTGTTGCCAAATATAATTCTTGTAGAAAGACTATTGGTAGTATCGTTTACCGTCATACCAGCGATTTCTGCCAGAATCTCTCTTGCAATGAAGTCCGCTTTACGAGCATTAAATACTGCCTCGGTAGCAATTACATCATTATCGCAATACTCCGCAACTTTAGGCCACATTTCTTCTGGAACAGGCTGGTCCCAAGGAAGACCTAATTCCTGATGATGAATACCAAGTTCGATTTCAAATTTCTTAAGCGACTGCTTTTTTGAACTGAAATCATAAACATCGGTATAAGATACATTATATGCTTCACCGAAGAAACAATTTGGCTCACCATTAACTATTTTTTGTGACAACCTATAAAGTTGAGCATTGTTATAACCAATTAGTCTTGCATACAGGATATGATTATCATATCTGCGACAATTGAAGCCAACAAGTCTGAACTTCATTAGTTCTTCAATATCGGTAGACGATGGGTTAATCATTCGTACTACGGGTTTACCTTCTCCCTGAACCTTCCAGTTAACAAGGAAAAGATTAGGAAACACCTCAACATCATAAAATACAAGAGGAGCATCCTTATCATCTGCGGCATCTGACGGTTCATCAGATTTAAAATGCATTTTGCTTACTTTTTTAATGCAGTAATCAGCTTGATTTGTACTATTGACTGCGAATGCTAAAACAGCATTGTGCATATCACTAACATCGTACTTGATACCGCTTTCGTAAGCTTCTTCAAGAATTTTGTATATAAAGTCGATACTCGGTTTTGTCGCAGGGTGAACTTGTTTATTTAAGTTTTGCTTAATCTGCGTTCGTATACCTTTTTCGTTCTTTATACCGTCAAAGTTCACCATTTGTTTTACTCCTTTCAATGGTAAACCTGAGCTAAGTTTAGCTATCGGCACATCATTACACTTAGTAAGTTTTCTCCTAAGCGAACTGTTGCCTGTAAATACTTTGATTTCAATATTATCGTCATATACTCTGCTGAGTCGGTTAACATCACCTGTATAAATATAATGCAGATGAATACCGTTACCGCTTTTACTTAGCTCGGCATATGTACGAGGCCATTTGGAAGCCTCTTTAAGATTTAGTTTAAAAGACTTTTTACCACTTTCATCCTTAATATCAAAGTCGATAACTATATGATTCTCAGGAACTTTGACATAATGAAGTCGAGAAGTATCAAGGTCTGATAACTTCGTTTCAACTCCTTTATAATGTCTTCCTTTCTCATCAGTCCAGTCGTCCCATTTTCTTCTTGGAAGCTCTCTAGACGAGGCATATTGAGCTGGGCAATCGGCACAAACATCATCGAATAAAGATTTTTGTTTCTTAAATTCGATAGAATATGCTTCATTCTTATCGATTTCCTGCTTTTGTTCCTCAAACTTATCGGTCCTGAAGCCTTTGTAATAGCTTCTTACACGAGAACCATCCTCTGTACTGAATCTTTCTTTGAATTCCCAAAAATAGTTTTTTAATTCTTCCTGAAAGGTTCGCTTACCAAGAGGATATAATACTCGTGCTTCCTCGCAGTAAGTCTTATACATTTCCCACGCAGCTTTGAGTGTTGTACCATCATCAGCGTTGAAGATATGATAAGAATCAAGAACAAAGTTATAAAAATCATTCGTAGCCCCAAGCATAGACATCGGAACATATCCATCATAAGCATTAGGTGCTGCCTGATAGACTTCTAAACAATGTTGAGCAATCGCTCCAAGTTCGAAATCTATCTGCTTCATAGCAGCGTTGTATTCACGCTTAGATAATTTATTTCCTGATGGAGAAACATCAATCAATCGTCTAAGTAAACCAGATTTAGCATCAGTAATTTTAACAGGTTTGTTTGTACCTATAAAAAGAAATGCTTTAAATTTACTTGCGTATGTCGATTTGAATTTCTCATTAACAGTCATCATTTCATGAGAAACCAAGCTGTTAAGTCGAGTGTTATCTTCAATCCTTGATAAATCGCCATCGTGTTGAATTGCTACGAGCGGATTGTTTTTAAACGCTTCAAGAGCAAAAGCATTATTTGATTGCCCAAGCGCCTTAGCGTCAAATGCGGAATAGTATCCGTCAAATAACTTCTGTATGATATTAAGAATCGTAGACTTACCAGTTCCAGCTTCACCATATAAGACCATAAATTTCTGAATCTTTTTAGAATCTCCAGATATAACAGAACCGATAGCCCACTCGATTTTGTGACGCTCGTCCTCAGAATATAAAGTTGAAATTAGCTTGTCATATGCACTAATATCACCCTTCTCAAGAGGATAATCGAGTTTTTTACTGGCATAGTCTTTTTTATTTGTTTCCATATTGGAAAATATCATTTTTTCATCAAGCATATGGAAATTGTCCTTAAGCTGTTTTTGACAATACTTGTGCCAGCGGTCTATCATACCGCTTTCGGCATCCCACATATGCATGACTACTACATCGGAGTCGAAATGCTTACGATTTTCCTTCGCATACTTATCAAGTTCGTTGTCAATGAGCTGTATAACATCTTGTTCATCCGTAGACCACATTCCACGGTCTTCAAGCCATACAGCATAGAAATCACCACCACGAATCATTAAATCAGTTGACCGAATTATACGAAACTTCGGATATATCTCTACAGCTCCGCCTCTTTTTGGGTACTTTTTGGCTATAGTAAAGAAGTCAACCATTACATTTCTATTCTCCTTTCTCTAGTATTTCGTCAAGATACCAACAAGCTTGATGCCAGATTTCAACAGACCTTAAGTCTCGTCGTGCATTCCTTATAATAAACAGACCACCCTTGCCATTTGGGTCGTACTTGCGGTCAAGCATACGGTTAATTACCTGTCTAACATAATCAATGTCAAAAATATAATCATCCATATCGGAAAGCCCGAGATTATCGAGCATTTCCCAGAACCATTGACCAAGTCGATTACCAGCATCTGGATTGTCCATAATATTCTCTTCGCATCTCATAGAAAGAGCAATCATCATTTCCAAAACAGTGCAAGGATGGTCGTCTAAAAGATTTGCAACAATTGGATTACTATATGATTTTTCATAACCGAAACGATATCTTAGGTCTATTCCGTCAACGGAACGATTTTCATCCATTGGTATCAAAACTCTAAATGAAATATCATTTAAATAGCTTATCAGTTTCCGATATGAACGACGCTTAGAATATCGTTCATTAAGCACAAGCTCATACATCCATTCGAAATACTGGTTGTTTAGCTCGTCTCTTGTCATTAATCCTCCTTCAGATATGGCTTAGATTCGATAACATCAACCCAATCACGCTCATCAGCAAGAATTTCATAATCGCATTTCTTAGCATCGTTGCGAATATGAACTGAATCATCTTCATATTCACCGAAATGATTTGCGTAATCAGAGCCAACGATTTCGTCCACATCATCAATAAGATTGTCATGAATGTCTGCAAGATTTCCGTCAGAGTAATGAGTTAGAGAGATTTTTTGATAATCTTCATACTCGCCGAATTCCTCAGGAGCAATAACATATGGTTTTTCAACAGATTCAATTATAGGCTCTTTTTCTATCTCAGCTTCCGAATCGTCATCTGTTGATTTAGAAATGGCATTGTAATCTGTCTTTTGATAACCGTTATCTCTGATAATTTCAGCATACTCAGTAATATTAAGTTGCTCATTATCATCTTCAGAAATATCAGCATCAACATCTGCAGATGGCTTATCGAATTTATTTGCGTATGCCAGTTTAACAGAATCGATCTCTTCCTGTGTTCTTTGCTCATATACAGATTTTAAAAAATACCAAGAACCCGCTGCTCCTACTCCTGCACCGATGATAAATGATATAACAGAAGCAATCTTAGTCGATTTCATAGAAATCACCTTCTTCTGCACCGATTTCAGGCTTTTCAGATGCCTCGTCATCGTTTTTAACAGTCATAACCGTAATAGCAAGACCACTGAATAATGTAGAAGCACTCAAAAGGATTCCACCCATAATATGTCTTTTCCTTTTGGTATTGAGTATGTAATCAAGAGAGGTTATGATATGCTCAAGCATTTCCATTGACTCTACCTCCTGTTAATACGGCAATACCTCCTACAAAGCATACGCCTGCCATAGCGGCACAAATATAAGAGAAAATAGTGGAAGCATTATTCATATTAGTCATCTCCTTTGCTAAAATAATGATTTCCTATACTAAACATGGGAGTTCCATAGTAGCTATAGTGTCCGGCATTAAAGAAAACACATTCGTAATTTGTCCTTGAATGTAACTCTTCAACTATTAATTCGCAACAATGGCTATCAATGTCACATCTATCAAATCGTCCGTTCCATACAGAAGTAAATTGATTTGGCTGATAAATGACGTCATAAATTGTATCCGGAAATTCGTCCGAATCGACTCTGTTAAACACAGTGTCAATTACTAATCGCTTACCTTCATCGGGCTCCCCTTCTGCCTCTGCCATAACAAGAACAGAAAGTAATTCGATTTCTGCAGGCTCAACAAGTTTGTTATGTAAATATAATTCGGTAGACGGTTCTTCATCTGTTTTTGTACAATCAATACTTGTAGTTGCATCTTCGCCAATGACGATGTCCGGATGAATGAAAGATGCAGAAGTAATTATTGTCATTAAAATGCAGATTAATAAACTTACTATTTTATACATAATGAAACTCCTTTAAAATAAAAAAGCCTCCCATAAAGAGAGGCCTTGGTTTATTTTTCCTTCAAGCAGGTAAGAATTGGTCCGTCATAATTAAATGTCAAGAGAGCGTCTTCGTCCCAACCATTAAGGAAGTCGGAATTATGTGATTTCTTAAGACCGAAATCAATATAATTTGCTCTCGAAGCATCGTTTGGATCATAAATCCAACCCATTTGATTACCGATGATGGTTCTTTGCATGCCAAGAGCATCATACACCTCGTTTAAGAATAGATGCCCTTGTGCCTGAAGCTTATCGTTAAGGTATCTTTGAGTGTTAATAAGAAATAGATTCCTTAAATCAGCATCTTTTTCCCATCCGAGACATGACGAATCATAAATCTTGCAAATATCATTGCCAACCGTTTCTTTATCGATAGCCTCTTTAGTTTCTCGTTTAGTGATGGCTTCACCATCTTCGTTAACTTCGATGCGCTCGATAGTTCTTGCCTTGATGTTATAGCGAAGCTCATCATCAACCTTCTCTCCGAATCTTTCAACAACTCGTCCGCGATAATCCTTGAAGGTCTTATCAACAATCGCATATGCCGAAGCAAGTGCTGCGTTACGAGTTTTCATAATATTTTGCGACGCGAGGATACTTGTAATTGAAACAGCTCCGAGAATTAATGTTGGAGCATAAAGCTTTGCAAATTTTACTGATGTCTGAATATAAACGATTGCGAGATCTTTCTTGCGATCTTCTGGAGTATATTTTTCTTCTCCTTCACTGAGACCTTCTTTTTCCTGTCTCTCGCTTACTTTGTGAATTACATCAACTTTTTCTTTTGCTTCATCAACAATCTCGGGGGTCTTAAGCGTAGATTTACAAGATACGATTACTGTTGCTACTCCCGATACGATTCCCGTAATCAGGAGAATTTCGGGAGCATGCTGCTTACCTTTTAATTTAATACCTCCCGCTGCTTTTTTAACAATAGCGGGAACATCTTTAATTTTCATAAATATCAGTCTCCTTTGATATAATCAAGATATTCTTCTTCAGATATGAATTCCATCCAGTCACCGTTAACTAAGCCACGATAACCATAGGAAGTATAATATCCATAAGGCATAATAATAACTCCTTATCTGTCTAATGAACGAGGTCTTGGAAGTTTAATAATATAACCATTCGATGCTCGTATAACCTTGGCTTTATTAATATCATCTTCCTCATCCCAGCCATACTTTCTGTATGTATAAGGGCAGTCTGTAATGCCGGCAAATTCATAGAAATCCCATACGCTGACATTATCATAGCGATACATCGCTTCCTCCATCGCGTAAAGAACTCTCTCGACATCAGCACGAGTATCAAAAACAATATCATCGTAATTGAAATTAATAATCTTACCGCGTCTGTTACGATCATCTCTTCGATCGTTTCTGTCATAGTAACTTTCATAAGATGTGCGTGAACCACCTCTACGATAATTACCTTTTGAGTCTGTACTGCCGAATATAATTGTCTGAAGCATATCAAAGAACAAGTTTTTAAACGTCGGTATGATTTGTTCTCTGATGATATACTCCTTAACATCTTCGATATCCTCTGGCACAAGTCCGATACGATTTGCAAACAACACAACTGGAGATTTCTTTTTGGTTTTAACCTCGTTTGTTGTCACTCGTTCGATTCTTTTTTCTTCATTCGGCTTCTGATTATTTGAATCCAAATTACTCTTCACTCCTTTCAATAAAAACTAAGCAAATAGGGCTAATAATAAAACCCAGAGCCACTTACAAGTTTTGATTAGGGCAAAAATAAGAAGCGATAACATACCAAATCCAATCATTAATACGATAAGGCATCCGAGACATTCGCCTAATTGATAAGCAAGTGACTTTGGTTCATTTGAATTATTGTTTTTCATAAAAGGTCCTTTCTGAAAAAACAAAAGGGAAACACCCTTGTAAAGAGTGTCGCCCTTTAAGTAGTTCAACAATTATTTATGTTGAAAAATTATTCTGCATTTTCAACGCTCTGAACTTCGTCAGTAGAAACTTCGATTTCATCTGCTTTATCAGAACCAGCCTTCTTAGCCTTATACTTCTTAACAGCATAGTAAGCCGCAATACCTGCAACGGCAATACAACCTACGATGCCACAAGCCTTAAGGCCTTTGTGTGAATTCTTGGTTACTGTTTCAACAGCTTCCTCTGCGATTTCTGTTACAACTTCCTCAGTTGCGTTAATGTTTTCTGTAGACATAATAAATTCTCCTTTACTTTTTAATATTTTTGTTGAGTGTCTACTCATAAAAATCATTGTATTTTTTGCGTACTTACAGATACTCAGGCCTATTACTACTATAATCAATATGAAGACATGGAATATCATCATCTGTCAGAACCACATTAAAGTCAATATCAATGAGTCCATTTTTGTAGTAATCCCAACCTGCATCTGATCCGAAAACGGTGCCTCTTAAACCGATTAAATCATAAAAATCGTTTAGATACACAAATCCGCCAACACCCGTACGAATCATCTGGTCATTAAGGTCGTTCTGAGCACTTTTAATTTTCTGAACTGTAGACCAAAAATATCTGTCTGATACCGGGTCATAACAGTACTGATCTCCAACCGCTTTAGGCTTATCGCTAATATCAGGTGGATTAGCTCGCACCTTGTCCTTCGCAATTTCGTCACGAATGGATTTTTCTTTCTTTTCACCGATGGTTTCTATAACCTTTTCACGATACTCCTTGAACGCTGTTTCAGATAATGCGTATGCCGTTGATAACGCCGCATTATGCTTATTATTACTTGTTGCTGAGCAGATAAGAAATGCCAAACAGAATGTTTCAGATACCGCCGTAGGAATATAGCAAGTCCATACTGTTTTTACAATTTCAACCGCGGTCAGCTTATCGACTTCGAGCTCGTCTTTTCGACGTTCAATTAATATGACCGCCTTAGGTGTAGCGTTGATAGCAGTTGCTACCGCGGCAATAGAGGCAGCCCCCGCACAAACAAGCATTATTTCAGAGCCGTGATGCTTACAAAAACCTTTGATATTAGGAAACTTTAATTTCATAAATATCGATCTCCTTTACTTTTTAGTACAAAAACAAAAGAGCCCTTGTTTAGGACTCCTTAGTTGTTTCTGATAATGCTTTGGTAACCTGCTTAGTTACTTCATCATGGACTTCACTTTTCATAGTTTCAGTGCTGACATAATTCTCAGCGATGCCTAATGCTCCGCCTAATACCGTCAGTACAATACTGGCTACTTTAAGGATAGTCTTCGGATTCATAAATATCAGTCTCCTTTCATTATTATTCATAATAAGAATTGTATAATTTGCGATTTATCAGTCAAATATAGTCTGTAAGGGCTTTTCTTGACGGTTCACTACAAATATCGAATCTGATAACCTTATACTGAAAACCGTCTTCCAATTTTGCATCATCGAAGCCGATATCAATCCATGGCATTTCTCCCATTTGATCACAGTAATCGTCCCACGACCAACCAAGAACATCGCCTGAATTCAATTCTTCAATTCCTAATAATTCATAGAATTCATTAAGAGTAGCAAATCCATTTTTAATTAATCTACGATTCAAATCGTGAACTGCTGCCACAAAATCAGCCATAGTCATTTCAAAAAACGAATCATGATGTTCCTCATAAAAAGTTAGAACCTCATCGTTTTCATTCATTGGACGCAACACAGTGTTTTCTATTTTTTCAGAAACTATGGAACTTATAATTTCCTTATCCTCTTCCTCGCCATGACGCTCTATAACTTTTTTACGGTAATCTCTATACTGAGATTCAAGCATCATATACGCACTTGTAATAGCCGCCTGCTGCTTTTTGTTAAGAATATTAGCACCGAAGATACAAGCAATCGTTGATATACCGGCTGCTACCGCAGGAATAAACGGCTTCCAACCATATTTGATATCAATGGCAACGACCTCAATTTTTGAAATATCAGTCATATCTTCTTTTTCCTTACCCTCTTCGATAAGTTTTAGTGCTTTTGGAGCAGCTTTAGCACTTAAAACACCGGTTGCGACAACTCCAACCGAAGCAATTACCGTAAGTATTGTAGGCGATGATTTCTTTAACTTCGATCCAGTCTTTTTAAGGCTTCTTGCTACCTTTGGATTTATTTTTGGTAATTTCATCCTGAAGTTTCTCCTTTCCTTGTTTAATAATCTTTCTGAAAGAACTTTTCTGCTGTTCGAGTTTGGATAGCTCCTGTTTAGCAAGCGAAATATCTTTCTCTGTAGTTCTTATCGTACTCTGAGCTTTAGGTTCCGGATATTTTGCAGCGTCTTCGAATAGTACCGCTTCCATTTCGACTTTGCCTCGATTTCTTGCAGGATGATATTCAATGTCTTCATCGCCACAAGCCATTCTTCTAAAGCACCAACTTGTTGAAAAGAACATAGGCGTAAACCACAACTTATCTGCTTCATAATCGGGAAGTAGATTATTACCGAGAACGGGTTTTGCTAAACTATCACCGATTGCGATATATCCCGGCAAACCTAACAGACTCATCTGAATATAAGCCATCTTAGCAACAATCGGGTCGATATCCTGACCTACAAATAGCACAGAACGCTGATAATTAAGTCCATAGTTTTCTTTACATACCTGAGCAAATGCCAGAAGCATAACTCCGGCACCGCAACACGGGTCTGCAACTGAGAAATATCCATTTTCAGCAACTTTTTCAACAGCGTTTTCATCGATTTGCATTTGAGCCATCATTTCGGCGACATGCCAAGGTGTAAAGAACTGACCTTGCCAACCTCTACCAAAATCCAAATCCATATACAACTGACCCAAAAAGTCCTGAGCAGGATTTGTATCGAGAGCCATCGTTGTATAACCGAGAAGTTTTGGTAACAGTTCAAGGTCTGATTTAGAATATCTTTTTACGATAGCCATATACTCATCTTCACGCTTTTGATAAACCTCTTCTCGTTTATCAACAGCATTTGATATAGATATCGCATACATCGTAACAAAATCCTGCCAGACCTGCCAAGTATTGTGTTTAGCTGTCAGTTCTTTGAAAGTTTTTTCAAATAGTTTACGGTAGTTATGATGACTACCTTTTGAAGGGACTGGCGTTCCGTTTTTAGGATTTACTTTCATTATTTTAATCCTCCGTAACGGTCAGCGCATCGCCTTCCTTATTAACAATGCAGTCAATGACCGAGCCAATTCGCATCGACAGATTAGTTAGTCTATTTGCATGCTTAAAATATTTTTTAGACAAAACAGGATTGTCTAACTCATCGTCAAGACTAGTCGACTCCTGACCGAGTGCTACCCCAGCCGCTTCAAGAGCTATGGATAAACCGTGCAGTTTCTCTAAAAATCTTAGTAATGCTTCACGCTGACCTCGTTTGCATTTCTTCTTAATTCGTTCCATAATTATTCTCCTTTCTGAACGAAAAAATAAAGAGAATGCCTGCTGGATTCGAACCAGCGCTCGACGATTTTACTCGTTTGAGTCAACCGTATGTAGTTCATTCTCTTCATAAAGACGCTTGTAAAAATTGCGAAAAAAAGAAAGAGTCCTTGTTAGGACTCAGTCTGATTAAGAATATGTCTTACAATCTTAGCTCTCTCGAAAGCTCCGCCTAAATCGTATGCTACGATTACAGCAGCAGCTACAAGAACCATACATTTAAACTTTTTCATAATCTTCCTCCTTTTTGGACTCAATCTCTAATGATTCTCTTAATAATGATTTCAGTATTATTAAAATGCGATTAAAAACATCATAAGCGATATTTAAATATAAATTTTTAGATTCAAGTCCTCTCAACGTCGTTCCAATAACTACTTGAGAAGATCCAGATTCTAAAAGCTTTATTATACCTTCTAATGTGTCTTTATCAATTTCAATAATGGTCTGTTTATTATTCATATTAATCATCACCTCCATTAAACTACTTGTAAATCTTGCTAAATATATTTTCTATCAAATACAGTTTCCCATCGTTCTTTCGGAAGCGGTTTCATTTTTAATGCATACATAATCTGTCGTACGGTAACTGTGGGATATAATCCGTCCGTAGCGAACTTAGCACGACTATCAAAGTATTCTCGAAAATACTGATTCGTATAAATTCTATCGCAAAGCCAGTCGTCTATCTCAGTCCAATAGGTTGATTTAGATTCTTCATCAAACCGTTGCTGAATAACTGCCAGACCTTTATTGCTGATTTCAAATAAAGTGCAACAATCATATAAAGGATGCTCGCAAATATAAAATTTTCCATAATATGTAGAGTAGTGTTTAGGTTTTTCGTAGTGGTATCGCATATTTTTAGGCAAAAAGAAAGAGCCCTTGCGGACTCTCCCTCATTATTATTAACTTTTAATCATCTAATGCATGACTTAATTCATCATACACTTCTTCATATTCTTCTCCCGAATCTTCATCGTCATCATCCTCTTCATCAGGATAAATATCTTCGTATTCTTCGTCTGATTTACCGTATCTATCTCTATTAATGCCAAAGCCGCAATTCTCGCAGACTAAGGCTCCTAAAATTCGGTTTTCATAGACCATTTCATTTCCGCATTCGGGACAAATATAAATACTCATAATCTTATCTCCTTTTCAAAATTACTGTTATTATAGTTAATAATACTATAGCACATTAACTTCGTCAAGAGATAAAAAGCTTTCTATTCTCTCATATAACGGCTTGTAAATCGTACGAACAAAAACGAAAAGGGAATGTAAATCACACTCCCATATCGTTTGAAATATCATTTGTGTTTAACAATTCTGCCAAGTACACCATTCCTTAATCCGGAAGTAATCGTACCCTCTTTTTCGAAATTAAGTATTTTGCTTGTTAAGACGCAAGTAAGCACAAAATTGATTACAGTTGAACCAATAGCAATACCGCTTTCCCAATAACGAGCTTTCTTCTGTTCGTTGAGCGACTTTTCTTTAAGAGTCATTTCATCTCGATGATCAATTATCGCATCGTCGCTTTGATTCTGCTCAAATTTCAATCGAGCTTTTTTCTCTTCGTGATTGTGCTCTTCTTTGATTTCATCCTCGTAATGAGATGCAAGGGTATCTATATGGTTAATTATTTTACCCTGTGCTTCCGCATCTGTTGTAGCCTTCAACTTCTCAAATTGAGAGTCTAATGCTTCCTTAAAAGAATCTTTAATACTGTCCATAATTATTAACTCCTTTCTAGACAATACTTCATAATACAGAAAGTTATTCTTGCGGTAGATAATCCCGGATTTCGACCTTTACGGAATACTCTTTATCGTTTTCCCACTTCTCAATATCATTTGTAGCGATTTCGAGAAAGATGTTCGCCGCTCCGTCAGAATGATCGACTACGATTGTGCCGATTTTCTCAATTTTTGTTTTTTTATGAGAATAATAGGAAAATAAATATCCAACCCCGATTAACATGAATGCTATTAGCACTGTAAGAATAATTACTATAATTGGGTTCATTTCATTTTCTCCTTTACTAAAATATCATTGATTTTTGTAACCTGTGTTCTGTAAATAAAAAAAGCCAAAGCTTATTGCTTTGACTCTGAAAAATTATGACATGTTTTTTTACATTCAGGATAGGTTGAAAAACCACAAGTAGTACATATAATATTATCTCGAACATCTTCGTCTGGAATAATATCGGTTCTTGTATACTCTTTAAAATATCCTCCGTCTTTTGTTTTTATATGCTCTATTCCTTTTACATGAATTTTCATACACTTTCCTCCTCTAATATGATATAAATATACTATCATTAAAAAATAAAAAAGTAAAGGCCGTGTTTCCACAACCTTTACCCGGAAAGATTTGATTTTATGAAATCAAAATTCTGTAAGTTTCCGATACAGTATTAAAAGTTTCTTCATCTGTGTCGATTGCAATCAGAAAAATGCTCTTTGTCTTGCTGATTTCCTCAACACGAACCGCATATCTAATTTTCTGAGCATGCAAAAACTTCAGACAAATTCCTAACTGAATCGAACTCTTAGCAGTGAGTTCATATTTGTCCATATTTCACTCCTCCTTTCCATAAAGGAGGTTGCATTATTTGCGAACCTTACTTAGCAGCCAAAAGAACCGTCTGTAGGCTTCGTAATAGGTCTCTTTGCAACAAGGAATTTCCAAAACCATCTTAAGATAGTTATATGAAAGTCCTTCTGTAACAGCCTTAAATAGGTAATTGGCAAATTCTAAAGATGCTTCATTACAAAGTCGTTCAATTAACTCCATTCGTTCTGAGTAATATAAACTATCTTCAACGCTTTTTTCAACCGGTTTAGATATGCTATTGGTCCTGCTCTTTGAAATATCAATACTCGTTTTAGCCAAACTATCAAGTTCTTCTTTGGCTTTCTTCCATATAGGATACTGCAAACAAAAATGCTTAAGCTCGTAAAAACGATGCTTATCAATCCAATATGGATTTTTCTCTGATAATTCAGGTCTGATTACTGTACTCATTCTTTTTCTCCTTTCCAAACAAAACCTGTATCTTCATATAATTTCTTAGGTGATATGTAATAAGTTATTCTGCCAAAACGACTATTCATCTGTGAAATATCAGTCACAGGTTCGCCATTTCTCGTCGCTCGTCCAATTGGTAGCCATCCTGATATGATACCAACTCGAATATAACAAGGGTCTTTACCATAAACTCGTGCTGCTACTCGAATCGGGACGGAACCCTCGGCAAATGTTATTCTACTCACCAGCATCCACCTCCTTTCAGAGGCTATTCTAAAATACCGATAAAGTTTTGTTAAACGAAAGTAAATGAAAAAAGAAAGAGCCTATGCAGGCTCAATCTTTTATCAACTCAAATGCTAATGTTTCTTTGTTTAATGCTGTCATAAGTACTTCGTAATAATCCTCTTCTACATCCATTTCTATCTCAATCATTGTTGGAATTTGCTGACTGATTCTCATTTTGTGAGTATCAATCACCTCCATATCCTCTGCCTGATTAAGAATCGCAATAGCATCTGGATTAACAAATACGATAATAACTTTATTAATATATTCCATATTAGCACCTCCTCATAATAAGAGATGTTAATACTGCGAAAAAAAGAAAAGGCTGTGTAAGCCTTGCTCATAACGAGTAGACAAACCAGCCCTCTTCTCTAAATTTATCAAGTGTTCTTTCTAATTCTTTTTTCTCATTAAGTCTTTTCTTAATTAACTCAATAAGTTTACGCATTTTACAACACTCCTTTCTTCATAAAAAGTGTTGTAATTTTTGCGTTCTTCGCCATTCATTTATAATAGATTCACTTGGATAGTCTTCGAATTCAAGCAAATATCCAGTTATTTTACCACTTACAAAACCCTCTATTATGTGCTTTTCATAATGCTTGTATGGAATAAGGTTGTCTGGAAGCATTCTATGTGTTTTACCACAGCACAAACACATATAACGGTCTATAAATATCCATCTTTTTCTTCCATAGCCGCTTTTAACAACCCTTTTAACGCTGTCATAATACTTAAGTGCTCCACCGCAATTAGGGCAAATATCATTTCCTTTTTCTATCATATATACCTCTTTTTTCAGAAAAGTTATGTGTAGGAGTTGACTTTCCCTATATTATAGTATATGATAGGTTTACAATCAACAGAGAGGAGAATATTATGCTTACTAATTGCCCAGAATGCGACTTACAAGTCAGCGATAAAGCCTATGTATGCCCTCATTGTGGTCTTCCACTCAAAGGAACACCAAAAACTCAGGCACGAAAATCAATAAAAAGAAAAAGACTTCCTAACGGTTTCGGTCAGATTAGCAAAATAAAAGGACGAAACTTAAGAAAGCCATTTAGAGCTATGGTGACTATTGGTAAATATACTAATGGTAGGTATAAAGTGGCGCCATTAAAACCGCAATCGTACTTTGAAACATATAATGATGCATATGCTGCACTACTTGAATATAACAGAAATCCATATGACCTAGAAGCAGATATTACAGTTGCAGAATTGTATGACAAATGGACAGAACAGTATTTTAAAACGCTCAAAAGTGAATCAAGTAAAAGAACCATTACTTCTGCTTGGCGATACTGTTCGTCCGTATACAACATGAGAGCTAAAGACATACGAGCAAGACATATTAAGGGATGCATGGAAGAAGGAACTGCTATAATTAAAGGTAAAGAGCAGCACCCTTCACCCGGAGTTAAATCTCGTATTAAATCTCTTTTTAATCTTATGCTCGATTATGCCGTTGAGTACGAAATAACAGATAGAAATTATGCCCGTACATTTGATGTATCAGACGAGATAATAAGCGAGACGAACGAAGCAAAACGAGGTCATATACCATTTACTGATGATGAAATAAAAAAATTATGGAATAATCTCGACACTGTTTCATATGTTGATATCGTTCTTATTCAATGTTATTCCGGTTGGCGACCTCAAGAACTCGGCTTAATCAAACTCGAAGATGTTGATTTAGATAAACGAATTTATAAAGGTGGCATGAAAACAGAAGCAGGAACAGATAGAATCGTTCCAATACATAATAAAATATATAACTTAGTTAAAGCAAGATACGATCAAGCCATAGAACTCGGTAGTGAATATCTGATAAATTGTACAGATTCTAAAACTCACAGTAAGACAAAATTAAAATTTACTTACGATAAGTATCGTCAAAGATTTATAAATATCGTAAATCGACTTGAGTTAAATCCCGACCACAGAGCTCACGATGGTAGAAAGCATTTTGTGACGATGGCAAAAAAATATAAACTTGACGAGTATGCTATCAAGTATATTGTAGGTCATACTATAAATGATATTACTGAAAAAGTGTATACTGAACGAGATATCGAATGGTTAAAAGAAGAAATGCAAAAAATAAAATAGAGTGTAGGAGTTGCGATGTAGGAGTAGTGTAGGAGTAGTGTAGGAGTAGCATACATTTCCCAGCATTTTCAGACATCCGCAAACAATTAAAACCCCCGTAAATACGAGGGTTTTTGTTATTTGAGTTATTTGTTTGCTTCTTCTACGGAAACAAAAAGTGTAGTATTTAAGCCGTTTTTAGCTGTTGAGTGTAGGAATAGTATAGGAGTAAACTACGCCTCTGAGTAATCCCAAGCCACTCTAGACAACGATGCAGTATATATGACTAATAATAGCGTGCGTCGTGATTTGAACACGAAAGTCAAAAAACCGAAAATAAAGCTACTATGGAGGTAAAATATAAATGGAACGAAAATAAAGAATTGACCCCTCAATCTACTATGAGCGCACGCATATATTTAGTTAATCTCTTTTCACATAACCGCTTACGAAACCGACCTTATAGCCTTTCGAAGTCTTATAAGCCACAATTGGTCTTCCTTCGCCTGTTCCGCAGTAGCATACCCTTTCGCCCTTTGCTACGCTGCCAACCCTTTCCGTGAGGTCGCTGTCGGCGTAGGTATACTGCATTTTAGTCATTTCAGCGTCACCGTATTTTGTCACTTTGTTTGCCTCCTTCAAATTCGTTTGGTCTTTCGGACGAAGCACGCCCGTGATGTACTGTGATGTATAAGGTACGGTGCGGAGGGTCATTCCTGCGCCAGTGCCGCCGTTGTTTTGGTCGTAATATTTCAGTTTGCCATTTGCCGTCGGTTCGGCAACAATAAAAATATGACCGTAAGCGCCGCTTGTCCTTATACCGATGTCGCCTGCCTGAAGCTCACCGTTTTTATATGTAGGCATGATAAAATCAAAATTCCGTTTAAGCCAAGCCGACTTATTTCTGTCAAGCCACCAGTCTTTTGCATTGCCCCAAAAGCCTTTTTTTAGTCCAAGACACTCTGCAATAAAACAATCAATAAGGTCGACACACTGTACACCATAAGCGTCGTCCCAGTCTGTTTTCTTGCCGAGATAGGTTTTAACCCAAGCAGACCATTTCATACCGCCGCCGCCTTTCTGTTCGGGCTTGTCATCTGATGTAAAAAATTTATCTTTGATACTTTTGACGGTGCTGGAGATAATCGGAGGTATATCAATGCCAAGAGTTCGAGCGTTTTCAAGAATTGAGGATGTTTCAATCAGGCAGAAAGCCACAATAGAAATAAGCCCGATAGGTGAATAGTTGAAGTCGGTTGAACTGATAATGAGCGTGTCAAGAAGCATACACATAAATATCATACCAACATAGCCGATAAATTTCGGTACGCTCAGTCTGAGCTTTGTGCTGCTTACGCCCTCAATATAAATACCCTTGCATAAGCCGAAAATGAAGTCAATTACAAAAAGAATTAAAAAAATCACAATCGGCAGTAAACATTTTCTAAAATCCTGAACAAAATAATACATTACTCTGTTACCCCCCATTCCTTTTCAAGTCTTTCTTTTTCAGCATTATCAATCTCTCGCCAATCATTTTGATTTGCCTCTTTGCCGAGATAAACTTTATCGCTGATGACTTTTTCTTTTTCATTGCAGAGCCACATATTCTCCGCAGGGGTTAAAATTCTTTGTGTATAGGTTTCTATTTCCATTTTGTCCTCCTTATGCTAAAGTCCAATTTTTAGCTGTTATTTCAGCTATTTGAGTTTTAGTCATTTTTTGTTTAATAACTGTATTTAAAGTTAATGTAGGCGCTGTTTGTTCTGTCATATCCGTCAAACCATTAATTATTGATTGTACTGAATCTGCGGAAAGATATTGCGCATTGGGAAAAGAAATACTGATTTTAATAGTATTTTCTTTAATTCGTATTTCAAGTAATTGCGTACAATTAATAAATGTGTTTTGCAGAGACGATGAGTTTTTTGCTGCTGAAAAATCAAGTGGCTCACCTTCTATTACTTTTAAAGAATATGTCCTATTAAAAGCTTCCTTCCAATATGCCACATTTGATGTGTCAATATCAAAAACTATATTTGAAAAATTACATTGATAGAATGCGTTAGTTAAAGTTGTCAGTTTCCCAGGACCATAAAGCCGCAAAGTTTTTTTTGAGCTATTTGAACAGTTACTTGAACTATAAGCTGCGGCACATTTTCCAATATAAACATTCGTAATAGATGGTAAAACAGCAGCTGGATTAATTGTTATATTATAGACATAATCAAGAAATTCAGGTAAACTCTCGACATTCTCAATCTTATTTCCAATATCTACAATGTTTGTAGCGATCTCTGTAACACCCTTGTCAGCAAGTTTTTCATTGCAGTAATCAATTGCGCCTTGTAATTGCGTTTCTATACTCATTCAGGCACCTCCCCGATTAAAGATGATACATTTGCGATAGCAGATGCTATTTGTTCGTCAACATACGCTTTAATTACTTTGTTTTGTACGGCGTTAGTCGAATCATCACTCATTTCTGAGTCAAATTGAGCATTTGTAACAAACTCTTCAACAGAAGTTGACGTTAAGTGGATGATCTTTGAATTAGTAAATATCAATGCATGTTTACTAGGTAAAGCAGCATTAGGCGAATAAATCAAAAATAGACTTCCAGATGGAACTGTTGCACTAGGGCGAGAAGAAGTTTGCGCTCCAATCGAAACAGTAACCATTTCGGCCGGCTGATCAACATTGTAATATAAACCAGTGCTTAAATTTGATATATTTCCACTAACTTTACGATTATGAATATCAGTAGCAAAATCTAAACGTTGTAATATCGAAGATACAGATTTCTCTATCCCAGTTGAATCAAGATAGTCCGCTACTATCTTTTCGGCGTCATCTGTAGACGACGTCTGATGAACAGTAAAACCACTTTGTTCCTGCCAAACAATAGTCGGAAGTGCTGGCTGAACACCTTGAAAATAATATAAAATTATTTGGTTATCAGTGCCGGCCATAATGGTCTTTTTTTTAAACGTATCGCCACTAATACAGGTGCAGTCATAATCGAACTCTTCTTCATCATCATGTAAAAATAATAGAACGAAATTATTCTCTCCGCAATCTATCATATAATCGCCATCTGGAAATCCAGATGCATCATAGGATTCGGATGGCTCTAATGGTAACGGCTTTTTATTGTCACCGCTTCCTTGAGTAATATGGTCGACCATTTTATCAAGAACCGGAGCAACAGTTATGAAATCTTTAACGTCATCATCATTGCCGGCTAATTTTTTATACATTCTTTTAATTATTGGAAGAATTGTATTTGTAAGCATGTCAAGACGACCTCCTCTTATAATAAGTAATTAAGATTCTGTTGAATTTTCCAATGCAGAAATTCTTGATTCAAAATTAACAAGCAGCTCTCTTATTTCACTGCTTAATTTTTCGAGAGTTACTGATTGATTTTGAATTTTATTAGTTGATACAGAGTTATCGGGAACTGACTCATCAATATTATTATTCATAATATCTAAAGCATCATGAATAGCGGTTCGTACTTCTTCTCCATATATAGCATCTTTTATAGCTTCTAATTCCCTTGAAATATCTGGCATAATTAGAGTCCTCCATTTTAATTATTCTTAATAAAAATACCGCGAAATGATAAAGTAACACTTATCTGTGAACCCACCACGTTTGTAACACGAGCCCACAGTTTATTAGTTGCAGAATCTACTCCCCATGAAGAAATAACACACTCCTCTGGTCGGCTATTATTTATAGACTGAATACCAACGGCTAAATACTCAGATGGAATATCGGTTGCTTCAACCTCAAAATATTTCATGCCATGTGCTTTTACAGAAGCAGTCATAGAAATATTAGATGTAATATATATCGAAGAAGAAAGATTACCCTTTGTTAATATCTCCGAATTATTTACCGAAACTTTTGGTGATGTAATGTTAATAGAAAAAGGCGAAACATTAATAGAACTTAAATATGTAAGAATATTTAAATCATAGCCAAGTGCTTGAAGCGTATCTTTATAGGTTGCCACACCTTCTTCTGTTAACTTGAGAATCGATGAAATGCTCATTGATGCAAATGGCGAAAAATCATATAAGGATGGCTGATATACTTCTGCATTTGAAAAGCTCTCAGCGAGTATTGTCTCGTCACTGGCTTTATCAACAACTTCAGAATTCAAAGCAACAGCATTAGATTTTATAGAAATCTGATCGTCCGTAGGCTTTTCGGACTCAATCTCTCCAGGCACATTATGTTCATACTCTATAACAGCTCGTCCGTCGCAAAAGTTAATTTTTGAATGGTCGGTCATTCCTAAATCAACTAAATCATCTCCAAATTTAGCAGCAACCGTTCCATCTGGATTGATTATGTAATAAAACTCTGTTCCTTCTGGATATGATTTAGCATCCTCATTAGTCAATCCTATTAAACAATACGAACCACTAGGAGTGTCATTAATCAATCGCCCAATCACAACACCTTCATTAGTCAATTTAATGTAAGCAGTTGCGCTTCTGGCTGACGCAGGTGAAGTCGTGTTTCCGGTTATGTATGCCTTGTGATCTTTAATTTGTATAACAACTCGATCGTTTACTTCTGAGTCCATCGCAGAATCAACAGGTGTAAGCAAATCAGATCCGTCAAGTTTCACCATAATTCCGTCATCATTCTTATTTACAACGGTTCCGTAAAAAACGGAGCTGTTATCTTTTTTATCAGGAACAAAAACCTGTTTTGCAAATTTCTTTAAAATATTAAAAGATAATCCCATGATGTTCACTCCAATAAATTTTCGGTAAAAACAGCTTCTTCAGAAACTTGGCAACCGGTTTTGCATTCAATCGTTTGTCTTTTAACAACCGCTTTTAAATCTGTAATTCCAGCTCTCTCGTAATTAATATAAACGCAATCGCCTACTCTTACAGGGCAAAATCCGTGTTTATATGTAATAGTCCCCTCAATGGTAGAAAGTCTTTTCAATAAATTTTTTGCATATTCATCTAATTGCGATTGACTTGGTATCCCTGGTAAAGATGGACTTGTGTCCCTATATAAAATTGTGCGTCCCCTATTAACGGTTGAAACAATACTGCTTGGATTGTCATTAACAATTTTTGAGTACATAACTCCACCAGAAGGTAATGAATACACTACTTCTACTGTATTAGGTATTCCATATAAATCTTTATCTACTGAAATATCAGGTTGAAGAATTGATACTTCGTTATCAGCATATGTATATTTAGGAATAAGCGATGCTACATCCTTAATTGGCTCGAACGATATCTGACCTAATTCATCAATAAAAAACTTATAATTTGCATTAGAAATTAATGCAGATAAATATAAAAACCAAGTTTCTGAAGGATCGGATATAAAATGCTCTGTTAATTGTTTTTCATTAAAAGTATTAATTACAGGGGCTCTCATATTTTCAGAACAAAGCGAAATAGCCCGCTCTATTATGTTCTCGTTTTTTAATACCGTAAAACCAATAGGGGGCTTTTTCTCTTTTAATTCTAACAATGGTGAATAAGCATCAATGGAAACATTATGCACTTTTCCATTAAAACTAAAAGATGGTGTCTGAACCAAAAAAGTACCAAGTGGTCTTCGATATGTTTCACCATTTTGTACCGCAACAAAATATATCCGTATATACTGCTCACCAAGAGATTTTGAAGATGTGATATTTGCGGAATATAGAGTATCAGTATCTGAATCAATTTCAATTGATGCCGATCTTATACAGTCTATAATTTTTTCATCCATCCAAGTATTCGGATTAACAGAAACAAACTCAAAAGTTTGGTTCATGGACTTTGTCCAATCCATATATTAAGCATCTCCTTCTACTCTTGTTACCGATAGCGTTACTGGTATCACTAGTTCAGCATGATTATTACTCATAGACACCTGAACTACGGCCCAATACCCTGTTCCGGACGGTTCTCTAACATATACTTTCCCATCATAAACAGCAAGTTTTCTTAATGAATTTACTACATCAGTATCTCTCTTATCCACATCAGTGTTCCAAGTAGAAGTTTCTCCTTTTTGAGTACCATGATAATTTACAGGATGTTCTCTACCTATGTAATTAACAAATTCGACATCTTGGTTATGATTTTCTGATATATCAATATTCCATGGTAATCTTAAAAAATCCCCTGATATAACAGCTTCATCAGAAATACTATCACTATTAATTGGTGCATTTTGATTTTTTCTTTCATTCCATTGAATTACAATATCAGATACTTTTACAGATTCAGAAAAATCTTCATATGCTATACTTCCAGAATCTTTCGATATCGCAACGATTCTATACCGAACATTATTGAAAGTTGGATGCAAATCTATAACGGTTTGATTAAGAGAAGAATCTACTTTCGAATCTATCTCGGTTAAAGTACCGTCATTATTAATTCGGAATATGTTAAAAAACATATTAGATAATGGGATTTCAGAAGCATCATCTAATGCAGTCGCAAATGGCATAATATAAGCTACTAATACATCTTCATCTATAGTAATAGTAGAACCGATATCAATAATCTCATCGCCCAATCTAATATCTATATCTCGATCGCGCGAAACAGAAAGTCCTGTGTTCATAACAGCTTTTATATTTACACGATATGATGCATTATTACTTAATAAAACATCTGTTGGAAATATTGGTAAAAACAATCGATTATCTCCATCGTTATCGAAATGCTTTGAATATAAAACATCGCCTTTATTAATGGTTTTAAAATTACCATGCTGATCTAATGTCTCATATGCATCATCATTAGAAATAATTGAAACATACCAACGAATCACAGACTGATTAGCGGGAGCTGCTAATACTGATATATAAAAAGGATATCTTGTTATTAAATCAGTTTCTTCACCTAATTCTCCTTCTGTTGTATAAATATCACCATTATTGAAATTCAATAAATCCCAATACCAATTAGTATTTTCCTCTGAAATTTTCATTTCAAGAACAGGAGGCGATACTATATTAATTAATCGCATTATCGACCAATCGCCATATTCATCGTATATTCCTTTTGTTCGAACTTGCCATTCGAGTTTAAACCCGTCCAGATACTCTCCTGTATTGAAACGATATTGACCTATATTTTCCGAACTTTCTCTATCATTTTTTATTATTATTATCGGCTGTTCAATACCATTTATCAATAAACGAATTTGAGCCTCAGTTTCTTTAGAACCATCGATCGTATTATGTATCCAATACAAAGAAATAATATCACCGGAAATCGCTGTTGTTACCGAACTCCATGTGGTAGGGGCATATGGTTTTTCACCAATCGTTAATGATGATATTTGCGACCATTCGGATTTACCTGTCTCATTAATAGATC